TAAAAGGTGGTGAATTTATGGCATATACAAAAGCAAGCAACAAAGCGGTACAAAAATATAGTGCCAAAACATATGACCAAATAAAAGTGCTGGTTAAAAAGGGTGAACGTGAAGAAATAAAAAATTATGCAGAAAGCCAGGGCTTGAGCTTGAATGGATACATCAATAAATTAATAAAAAATGATATGAAAACAGCCGACAAGGAATAATCCCTGTCGGCTGTCTTACTACCTACTTTATCTTCTTTGTAATCTCGTCGCTGAGCTTCTTGATGAAGTTCACGCCTGCAATGCCATTCTCGCTGTACCCCCACTTTTTCAGCAAGGTATTAACTGCCTTTGCAGTACCTTTTCCGTATGTACCGTTCTTATCCATACCTACGTTGTGGAGTTTGACCGCCTTCGCAAGAAGCAGCAGCTCCTTGAGCGCAAGCACACCGTTTGTTTTGTCACCCTGCTTGTAGCCTGTCTTGTCAAGCACTTTCGCACTTATCTTGCTCTGTTTCTTTGGTCTCAGGAAGCCTGCAATATGGTCATAAGTATGCTTGACCTTAGTGCAGGCTTTTCCACTCCAGTTTTGGTCATACGAATAAAAATAATTCGTGTTGCCCTCACCAGTGCAGATTGCTATGTGACCCCAGCCGCCATTCAACGTGCCTGACCATATCGCTACATCGCCCTTTTTCGGCACGAAACTTGGTGTGTTCTTTACCTTTGTGAAATTTGCTTTCAGCCAAGTGTTCTTATCGAATAAATCCCAAAAATGGTGAGCGTCATACCAGAAATTCTTGATACCTGAGCCGAAGACCTCGTTGAAATATGCCGTTGCAAGGTCTACACACTGTTTGCCTGCTGCGCCGTCATAGTTAACAGCTACGCCATTGTGCTTCTTGATAAACTCATCATATGTCATTTTCTATTCCTCACTTTCGTTTGTATCCACTTTGCTTTCAACTGTGATTTTAAGCTTGTGTACTATCTTCACCAAGAATGACGGCAATGGTATACCTATCACCGCAAGATTTTCCAAGATAGAAATACATTCATTGATGATAAACCATATCGTCACGATAAGACCGAAGTAAAAGCTGACGTTTACCTCAATGCCTATCTGTGAAAGTCCTGAGATAAAGAGCCAATCGAGTACGCCTGACACCGCCACCACAAATATGTACCCAACTTTCTTGAAAAGCCCTTTAAGACCGACACGGCTTGAAAGTTCGCCCCTGTTCCATGCTTTCCACATTCCTGTAATGTAGTCAATGATCATCACAAGAACCAGAATGACTATAGGTATCGCCATGACACGGAAATACGCTGACAGCCCTGCGGCTATTGCTGATATGATGATTTTTGCTGTGTTTTCTTTCATTACTGTTCCTCACTTTCGTATGTTTGTCCCGTGATTGTTGTATACTCCTCAGCCGTGATCCACTTGCCGACGGCGGTGTGCACCATAGCAACCGACCACAAACGGCTGTCATAGTATCTCTTGACCTTTGCGTAGTTTTTACTCATCGCCGCTCACCTCCAACTCAACACCGTTCAACATAGCCAGAAAATCAACATTTGCCTTTATCCTGTCTATCTCGGTGACCTTTGGTTTGTTGAAATTATCTTCCGTCAGCCCCATGCTCTCAACCATAGATTTTTCTAACTTCGTCATGTTGTACCTCCTACTTCACTCAGCTTCACGATATATTCTTCTTCTGACGGCACAGGTATATGGTAATTATCGTTGCTGTTTTGGAACGTCACTGAACCGCCTGCTTCAACCTCGATATTTCGCAGGAAGTCGTCTGGTATTAACGATGAAATATCGGTTACGATTGGAGTTTCTAGTTCGTAGTACAGGATAACACCCTGCATTGCCTGTTTAAATGCGGTGGCGTCGGTGTAGGACGTATCGTTGACATATACATATCCGTCAACGCTAGCATTAGTCGTTATACCTGTTACACTGGTTTTGCCCCACATAGCATTCTGCGTTTTCGCCAAATATTTTGAACAGATGATGTTTGGCAGAATGTTATAATTCTTTGTCAATTTCTGCCCTGTAACTTGCGATGTTTGAAAACCTACTTTCCCACTGTCACCTGCAACCCAATTCAGCGTCCCCAAATCAACGCTGTTCACGCACTGAACGTATCGTTTATTTTCATAGTCCACATAGTTTCGTGCCGTTCCAGCACTCCACCCGTAACCGTCTAAATTTTGGATTGCTTGTGGGATTGTGTATGATATAGGAGTATAGTACGGAGTATATGCAGTTGCAGTGCTTCCTTCATCTAGTTGGAAATTCTCGAAAATACCACTCATGCCACTTAATCGAAGCTCTATATACTGCCTATCATCAACTTTAGTATATTCAAGTGTGAAAGAAACTCTTTTCTTAACATTTAATTCACTTATGTTGATAGCGTCTTCTGGAAATCTTCCATTCACTAAAATCTGTAAAACAGGATTTTGAATAAGCATTTTTGTAGTAGTAAAGTCAAACGAAAATGTATATCTTTTTGACTGTTCCATGCCTTTTATACCTACGCAGAACCACCCGTTATTCGAATGTGCGATAACGCTTTCGGGGGCTTGTGACTGTGTTACAACAATTTTATTAGTTGGTTCAATTGTAGAAATTGTTGTTCCGTAACTATTGTTGAGTTTTCGCTCGCCATTTACGTTTAAGATTGCTATGCAGGAAAAGCCGTAACAGTCGAATAGGTTTTTACCTTGTTCTACCACGTTGTTAACGCTCATACTCATCAATTCGCCTTCGTTGTAAGGGTAATAACCGTTAGGGAACATTGATTCGAATTCCTCAACAGTGGAAGGCTCGTTGCCACTGCCAAACATTTGGGTTAAATCGAAAATCTGAATTTTAATTTTAACGTCATTGAAAACTGTGCCGACCACAAATCCGCTAATTCCAGTAGCCTTGCCTAGTGAAATTTCATGTTGTGTCTGATTATAAATCACAGTTGATGAACCACTGGTAATTGCAGGGGTTGAATTGCTTCGATTCAGAAAACCGAATTTCATACTTATGTTGTCAGGATTGTTCAGAATCAGCAGTTTGAATGCATATTTTCCTATCTTGTTCTGCTCGGGCGTGACATCTCTAAAATTGATGTATGATGCTGTTGTAGTTCCATTCAGGGTAATTGTTCCGTCAGAATCAGCGGTTGCAGTAATGCCATTGTTGATTTCTTTTCTTGGTTGAAAATTTTGGTTAAATACGATAGACCTACCACCCACTTTTTTCACCGACATCAGCTTCGCCCCAGTCGGCACAGCTTTCTGATATGCCGTATCTGTATCTGTTTCAAATTTATGCGTCACACCCTGACCTATGTCAAACAGTGCGTCCACACGCCTTTGCAGTTCCTTGTCTGTTAGTTTCACGTTAGCTATCTCAGCAGTATTCTCAGCGATTTTTCCGACAGCTGTCACATAATCGTCTGGCAGACTATCAGCTATGGATTGTGCTGTCTGTGCAGCGGTTTCAGCAGCTGTCCTGTCCTCTGCAACCTTAGCGGCATTGCCTGCCACTGTAGCCTTGTCGGCTGTCACCTGCGTTGCCAACGTCTGCACCGCCTGTCTGTCTGCCGCAGTGCTGTCAGCGCAGGTCTTTGCGGTTTTAGCATAACCTGCTGTTATGTTCTTGTCTGCTGTGGTCTGCTGTGCCGATGCAGATGCCTGCGCTGCGGATACCTTAGCGGCGTTCTGTGCAGTGACCGCCTGCTGACGTGCGGTTTCGGCACCCTGCATGGCGGTGTCTGCCTGTGTTGCGGACGTTTCAGCAGATGCCTTTGCTGTTTCCGCACGGCTTGCCGCCTGTTCTGCGGTATCGGCTGATTTCTCTGTGGCTGTGGCAGATTTAGTGGCGTTATTCGCCGCTGTTGTCGCTGTTTCTGCAGCGGTGACGGCTGTCTGCATATCTGCGTGTGTCTGCCTGCCTATGGCGTCTATGCGGTCTAGTGCGTCAGCTGCCACACTTGGTGACGGGATAGCTGTATCACCGATAGCCGCACCTATTCGCAGGCGGAATATGCGTGATTTTTTTACTAAAATATACTCATCACCTGACAGCTTCTTCGCCGCTATCTGACACGATACTGTCTGCGCTGAACGCAGTATATCTGCCGTTGGTGTCCACTGTCCGCCTGTGATATCGACCTCATATGTCACGCCGTCGCCATAGTCTATCGTCAGCACATAGCGGTCTGCGCCGTCTATCTCCATGCCCTCGACAGACACGGGTCTTGCATTCGTTTCACCGACGTAGCCTAATAGGGCTGTGTTCACGACTACATTGTAGTCTTCGTTGATTTTTATGTGCATTGATATTCCTCCTTTCTATGGCTTTGTTACGATCCAGTCAATAATATATTCACCCTGTGGAACGGTAGCACTTGCACTTTCTGCGTTCGTCAGCGCTACTATCAAATTGTTGCTTGTGAAAAATGTTTCTACACACAGCCTTCTCACTGTTGGTGCCGACACCTCCCGCAGACTACAGATGATCTGCGTATTCTGAGTCGGTGTGAACGGCAGATTCAAAGTCGTTGTGGCCAGTGTCGTCTCTGACGGTACGATAAGGGTCTGAGATCCTGCTGGCATATTCATTTCATTGATTGCGTTCTGTGTGGCGTTCAATGCGTCGACAATAGCCTGTCGGACGTCTCGACCTGTATATGCTGTTGCCACCTGTGTGACCTCTAAACTTATATCAATTGCTTTTGCCATAATCATTTCTCCTATTTTCTTGCTGACATTCCACTAATTGTGGCGATCTTGTCGCCAAATGTCAGCACATTCTGTGATCTGTCATTGATGTCGATACTGGTGCCAATGCATCTCAATATTTCGTCGATGCCAAGGTAGCTATTGACTACGCGATACCTGCAGCCAACTGCAAAGCCGTCTAGCTTCTTATCAATGTCAATAGCCGATACCTCATACTGAACTTTTGCTGCTTTTAGTGCTCCGGCACATACTCTGCCGGCTCCAGACAATGCGCCTGGAGTGGTGATATTGTCGAATACCATAGTTCCAGCGTGTACTCCGTACCGCTTTATCAGCTGGTCATTGTCAATATACTTCGTTGCTCCCGAAAGCGTCACACGTTCGCCCGTATCATCGTTGATGACAGCACCTAACGGATACAGTCTTGTGATGATCTCACTTGGGTCTATCGCCTGCGTGATAGATCGCATATTCCTTCCTAGTTGTATCGTTTTATTGCTGAACTCTGAAAATTCGTTTGCTATGAAGTCGAAAAATCTAATGCCTCCTTTGCCGATGCGTACCCTCATTTCACCTCTGATATCTTCACCGGCAATCAGGTTTTTCGTCAATTCTGAGAACGTGTCTTCATATCCTGGATTAAATGTGTGCTGCACTTGCGAACAGTTAATATTGCCAATATGTATCTGCTTGTAGCTTTCAACAGAATTATTGTGTGCTGAAAGTAGTGTGGCTATATACGTTCTTATTGTGCACTTTAGCTGTTTGATAATTGGTACACTATCTTTCAGAAAACACAAACCGCCCTCGCAGACAACTTGTTTGCCAATCTCGCCACTATCAGTCATGTATGGTGATATCGTCAGTACTCTGCCATCGAATATCAGACTTTCCTTGTCGTAAACCTTTATCAACGATGTCAGTTCTTTTAAATCGGAGTAGTAGCTGTTGTCGGGATATATGTTGAACGTAAATGTGTCAATAGCGTTTATTTCTTTGGCAATGGTTCCTGTCAGCTTGTTGGTTCTGACAGAACCAGTTTCGTGAAGCGTCTTTGCATCATCGAGTGTAACTAACATAGTATTTCCTCCACCAGTTCGATTTCAAGTGAACCAGATCCGTATAGAGCTAAGACATTTGTGCCGGGTTTGACGACGAAATTTTGCATTCTAAACGTTGATTCAGTTTCTTTGTATAGGTTTTCTGTGAGGGTATGACCGTTGAGATCAAGCATTGTCAATCCTCGTTTGTCCTTATCGTTAGCATTTTTGTGATACCTTAAGCTCGGAACTATGTCATCTTTGGCATAAGAATAGAAGTATAGTACCCCCGGCTGGGAATGATAGCCGTCTGTGTGTGCTATGCAGGAGAGAGGCATCTGATTGAGGCAATCATCATCGAATGAAAAAGTGTCCCATGCTGTGTCTGCAAAGTCGTCAGAGACCTTATATGGTGCTACATCGAAAGTGACATCGAGAGTAGCTGTTATGTCATCTTCACCAAGGCTGGTCTCAACAGTTCTACACTTGCCGACAAAATGATAGTTCTCGGAATAGTTGTCATAAATATTCTGCTGTGGAGCTTCACATAACCAGCTCTTGATCTTCTCAATCCTGCGGAGCAGTGTGACAGGTTCTGTATCAGATACGAACATCTTGTATGATACTTCGGTGTCGTCAAAATAAAAATTGCCGTCATAGTCAGACAGGTCAATACTGCCGTTGCGATAAGGTACAGTCACTTTGATCTCACGCTTCTTCGGCTCTGCAACTGTTGCACTGATTATTCTGATTTTAAAATCCTCATACGACTTTTTGCCATTAAATCTGATTTGTCGTGTCATACTGCACTACCTCTTTTCTTTCTCGCAGCTCTTTCGCCAAGCATTACATCTATAAATGGAACTGTTTCCTCTGCAATCACTTTCCCATTAGGGAATACTATCACGTTATGAATAGTCTCTGGCATTTGTCTGACTGTTGGGACGACCTGCGTGTTTTCTGTGGCGCTTGTTGCTGCTTTCTGCGTGATACTGTGGGCATATGATCCATTATATACCGACCTTGCGACCCTATTCGTATCGCTGTATGTATTTCGCATATTCTCTGACAGTATCTTGTCACCAGTATTGGTATAGGCTTTGATGATATCCTTCTCTGCTGACTTCCAGCCTTGGATCTCACCCTGCGCATTCATTTTCGATATATTCTCAAATGCCTTTGAAGGGGAGTGTATATCATATACCCCCTTGACCGCCGCAAGCACTGCGTTCGCTCCACTTGTTGCGGTATCAATGACAGACTGCTGTGCAGACAGTATGCCTTGCTGCATACCTAACATCATTGCCGCACCTGTTTGTTTCCATACGTCTGATATCTGGCTTATTTGGTCACGCTTTTGAAGCGTCTCTATGGTCTTATCATACTGTTGCCTGAGCTCGTCGAACTCTGATGTTGCTATCTTCTTGCAGTCGCTCATGCACCCTTTCCACATATCACTGTACTTTTTCAACTCAGGCTGCGACATAGACAGTAGCGCCTTTATCTTGCTTGCAGATTGCGGACCTGCTTCCCGCAAGGTCTTAATAAGACCTTTATTCACGCCTCTGTCTGCAAGCGTCTTGATATCATCAGACCAACTTGCCATGCCGTCAAGATTAGATTCCAAATTCTGCATAAGCTGTTCTGCGGATATCTCAGCACCGCCGTTGAATTCGTCGAAGAGGTTAAGATTGTTCTGCAATTCTTCCGTTCGTTTCTGGACGGCTTCGTCATAGCTCTTATTCATCTCAACTATTGCGTCAACAGTTTCTTGTGATACCTTGTGTAAGCCGTCTTTATACATGACAGTGCGGTTATAGATCGTATCGACCTTTTTTGCATTGTCCTCTACGGCCTTTGAATTGTCTTCGAGAGCAGAAGAATGCTCAGAAACGTACTTGGAGGCGTCAGCATAGTCTGTGTTCAGTTGCTCAATCTCTCCGCCTGCGGACTTATACGACTTCTGAAGCTCTTTTACAGACTTGTCAAGCTTGTCATACTGCTCCTGTAGATCCCAGTACTGACTTTCATCAGCGACGTTCGCCCAATCTGCGTTTAGCTTATTCATCTTCTCTTGAATCGGGATCATTTCTTTTTTCTTTTTGGCAATTTCTTCTTCAAGCTCTTTATGATTTTTCTCAGCCTTATAGAGGTCTTCTGATATAGCGACCATATCTTTCTGAGCTGCTTCGACAAGAAGCTGTTCTTTCTTTGCTTCTATGCACTCATAGACAGCGTCCTTATTGTTGAGAAGCTTGCCTGTCTGATCATCAATCTGAAGATTAAGGTCAGGCATGGCACTGTTCAGCTGGTCCACAAGAGTTTTCATTTCTGACTTCTCGTCATTAGATAAGCTCTCGGCGTCAGAAAGCTCAAAAATTCTATCTGCAAGACTTTTATAGCTGCTATACTCGGCTTCTATATCTGTCTTGGCTTCTTCTCTCTGATCTGCGGCTTTCTTCATGGAGTCTGTCAGTTCATTCGTGCTGTCGACTAACGCCTGCTCTTCGTCATTGAGGACTTTTGTTGAATCAGCGGCGTCATCAACCGAAGTTGCATAAGACACAATACCGCCAACTACCGTACCTATAATAGCTGCAATTGCTCCTACCGGCGACGCTTTTTGAGTTGCATTTAAAGCCTGCTGGGCGGTTTCAGCTGCTTTTGTTGCACCTGTAAGGCTCTTGAATGACTTTACGAGGTCTGAAACGTTATTTATGGCTTTTTTTGATACCATTGCCGACGTTATTCCTGTCAATCCTCCGATAACAAGGTTAGAATGCTCGCAGAAGAACTTTACACCGTCAATGAGGATAGGCAACGAACCTTTGGCGAACTTGGCGCCTGTTTCGACTAAATCTCCAAGGGCATTGCCCATATCGTCGAATTCGTCACTGAGGTCTCCATCTTTGATATCCTTGGTAAGTTCACTGAAAAGCTCTGAGCCTTTTTCGGCGGCGTCTTCGAGTGGGGCACTGAACTTATCAAAAATAGTTATGCCAAGGGATTCAAGGGAAGAGTCCATTATAGCCAGCTTACCCTTAAGATTGTTATTCATGGTGTCAGCCATTGTCTGACACGCTCCGTCGGCGTTATCTACCTGAGCTTTCAGGTCATCGAAAGACCCGCTCATGCCTTGAAGCATGGCATTAACGGACGATAAGTCTGTCTTATTGAAAATATCGCTAAGCGCCTTGGTCTTCTGGTCATCTGAGAGCTTGGAAAGCTTGGCGTTAAGGTCTCCGAAAATATCGTTGATATCTCTGATATTTCCCTCACTGTCAGCCACGCTCACACCCAGCTCTTTCAACTTAGCGGAAGCAACGTCTGTCGGTGATGTTAACGACAAAAGCATATTTCTGAGATGTGTGCCGCCCTCTGCACCCTTGATACCGTTATTAGCCAGTATTCCAAGAGAGGTGCACATTGTATCAACGTCCTGTCCTGTGGACTTGACCGTACCGGCACACTGGAGAATGCCCTCACCAAGCATAGCAACTGTGGTATTAGATTTTTGGGCTGTCTTGGCCATCATGTCCATATAGCCGTCAAGGTCACTCGTCTGCAACTGTAGTGCTGACATAGTATCCGTTACCATGTCAGTGCAGGATGCAAGGTCCATGCCTGAGGCAGTGGCAAGATTAAGAACTTTCGGCAGTGTTTCAACCGCCTTATTTACGTCATATCCTGCAAGAGCCAAGTAATTAAGAGCGTCAGCGGACTCCGAAGCGGTATACTTTGTAGTCTCACCACACTCACGAGCGGCGTTCTCTAGCTTCTGATAGTCTTCAGCACCTGAACTGACCTGCTCTGCGGTCATGCCCATTGTAGCCGCAACGTTGGACATTGAGCTGGAGAAGTCAATGCCGACTTGTGCACAACTTTCCGCCGCTTCCTTGGCGGCATTAGCTATAGCTTTCAGTCCCTCAACGGCAAGATTGGCGGAGAAAACGTCCTTGAAGACACTGCCTGTTTTATCGACTTTTTCCCCCAAGTCCTTGGTCTTGTCGCCTAAGTCCTTAGTTTTATCACCAAGATCTTTCGCTTTATCAGATGTCTCCTTAGCCTTGGTGCCAAGTTCTTTTACTTTGTCAGAAGTTTCTTTGGCTTCATTGCCCATTTTCTTCGTGCTATCATCTGCAGTCTTGGTCTGATCTCGTAGGGTATTCAGTTTCTTTCTTGTCTTTTCAAGCTCTTCTTGATATTTAAGATACGATTCAACGGGCAATTCGCCTTTCTTATATTGCTCGTTGATATCTTTCTCGTTTCTGATAAGAACATCAAGCTTTGTCTTCGTGGCTTCAATGGCCTCGCTTAATAGTTTCTGCTTCTGTGCGGTGTATTCAACATTCGTTGGGTCAAGCTTTAGGAGCTTGTTGACATTGTTCAGATTTCTTGTAGTCGAATTGATATCGGCATTAAGCCCTTTCATGGCGGCAGTATACTCAGACGTATCACCGCCGATTTTGACGTACATACCTTTGATTTTCTCATCTGATGATGACTTAGCCATTACTCACCCTCCCATGCCTTTATTTTCGCAATATACTTTTCATATCGTTCTTTGCTGATTTTTCCCTGCTTATATCGTTCTTCAACAACAGGCAGATTTGATTTCAATTCTTCGTATTTTATTTCGGGGTCAATGACCTTTTTGCCGGCGGCGATTAATCGCTGTCGGTCATAGGCGCAGGCATAGTTCACTACCATACCATACGTCATGCGGTCTAAATCAGCGACAGTAAGACCCCTGTTTATAACAAGGGAGATGACCTCCTCCGATTTGAGAGGCCGATCATCTCCGCTTTTACTGCCGCTTATGGATTTTTTCTGTCAACTTTCATGTTTGCCTGCAGTATAGGCATAACCTGATTATAGATATCATCAACAGGAAATGCACCATAGGCGAAGCTGTCAAGCCACGTCTGAATAGGCGGTATACTATCATCATAAGTCTTGGCAAGCACCCATAGGGTGCGGTATTCGACCTGTTGAACAAAGGCGCCCTTACCGAACTGATGTACCTTGACAACGTCCTCAAGGTACTCCGTGCCGAATGCTTCCTTGTATCGATAGAAAAGCCCTGCTGTAGCCTTGAAGCCTATCTGCCTGCTGTCTATGGTCAGGACTATTGTATTGCTCATTGTCATTCACCCGGGGTGTAGGTGTACTCAGGAAACTTTGTGAGTACTGTGTTACCCTTTATACGGAAACGTGCAATGTGTCCTTTCTTGTTGTTGACAGTAGCCTCAGCCGGTGACGGCTTGCAGGCAATCTTATGCTCTGTATACTCATAGTCCATACCGCTGTCTTCCTCTGTCTTAACTGAGAATTTCGTGCGATCTGTAGTATAGCAGTAAGGGAAAACCTCGGTGTATCCCTCGGCTTCTGATGTTGACTCATACTGTACGATCAAGCCGAACTTTGGCGCTTCTCCTGTTCTTGCTACTTCGACCAGTGTGCCGTTTTTCTCTTCGATGACATTTCCGTACCAGTCTTTCTCAAGATCATCACACAGGTCAAGTGTGGTGATAGTTCCCTCGTAACCCTGATTAGTCTGACCTGCGAATGCTACTACGCCGTCAGCCCATACCTCATTGCTTGATGACTTCGGGTCAAGGCTTACCTGACGGGTGCCCGAAAGCTTTGTCTTATGATACTTAAGTTCTCCATATGTGATAGTTGTCGCACCACTGACATCTGTAGACTCTGTAATCAGTGCATGGGCAACGGCTTTCACTGTTCCTTTCATTAATATTCCTCCTTGCGATCGAATTCGTATACCCACATATCCATTTGCTGATCCTGCCCCAGATAGCCTGCGGCGACTGAGAAACATATGCCCTTATCCATAAGGGCGTTCTCAAATAGGATATGTGTTTCTTCATCTTCCGGCTCGCAGTATATTTCAACTGCAATCCGTGGGATAACTGCGACAGTTCTTCCGTCTGCAGATATCGTCTGAGGTGTCTTGTTTATCCATGTTGCGAACGGCAATTCCGTTTCCACTGGAAAATCTATCTTAGCAATCCTGTCCGCAGGAATGCCTGAAAGTGATATAAGTTCTGTCAATGTCATTTCGACTTCTCAATCTCCTTTCTGATGTTTTCCGGTAATTTTTCTTCGGCATACTCTTGTCCGTATATCATGTGCGGATAAGCTTTCGCCTTAAACGGAAGAGTTCTGCCACCACGCTTCATAGCATGGCCATACTCCAGCAGGTGTGTGAGAAGATACTGCTTATTCTTCTTGAAATTCACTATCTGCCGAATGTCGAAAGAGTCCTCGTACTCGGTGCTAACTGTAAGCGCCTTGGCATACTTGCCGGAGCGGGTATTGAACGTGAAGTGTTCTTGGACGACCTTGCGGGTTTCCTTTGCGGTCTTCTTAACGGCTCTTTTGGCGGCTTCATTAACACGGTGACTTTCTTGCTGAAATGCGTGCTGTAAAGCCTCAGCCATCTCATCAGGACTCATTGACATGGATTTCTAACCTCTTTTTCCGCTTTTCTATTGATAACTGCCAAGCCTGCGGCTTAGCGTCCTTTATCATCTGAACTTGAATGACGTTATACTGGTCGCCGTTCATTATCACAATGTCAGTCGCCTGCGGCTCGGCGATAAGTGGTATTCTTATCACCTTATCACAGCGGTGCTGATACTCAGCGGCTTTATAGAAACGCTCTGAGCCGACGGTACGATTGTCATATCTTATGCCTGCTTGCTTGATTTTCAAGCTATTGGCATTGATGATAGTTGCCATAGTGCATATTCCGTCATTGAACGTCTGCCGCTTGCTTATCATACGCTTCCTCCTGACATCTCCTCAATCTGACATCTTGCTCTCAGAGCGAAGAGCTGAGAGCGATAATTTTTTTCAAAGTCCTCGAAGCAATCGTTATATATATATCTGCAGCAGTCGATCAGAAGCTGGGCGTCGCCGTTGATATTTTCGTCAACGTTGATATCCAGCACCTGACCTGCATATCCGTTAAGTACTCCTATAGCACGTGCTATAATGCTGTTTATCTTTCTGTCAGTAGCCTCGTCTGACCAAGTTATGTTCAGCTGATTTTTAACTTCCTCGAATAATGCCTGCTGCATTTATATCAACTCCTTATGTTTCTGACGGTGTGACAGTGTATACTGTCGGGATAAATCTCTTAAGCTTTGAGATATCCAGATACCTGAAAGCATTGCTGTCGAGTGGCTTGCCGTTGCCGTATGTTTTGATCTTATATGTCCTTGCGTCATCAAGGAACTTGAATGAGTCATCAAACTCCAGCTTGCCACCCTTGGCCATGCCAAGACCCATGAAGTAACGCTTGCCAAGGCCGAAGATAGCTCTGTCATCAGGAACGGCGCATGACTGGATAATAGTGCATGGAATAGGCATAACATCGTTAACCCATTTTCCTTGAACGAAATTTGTTGTCGCAGGCATTACCTTTGTCAGATATGTCTTTGGATTGACCACAAAGATGAGGTTGTCGAGTGGCCTGTTGTTTCCAGCCTCTGTCTTGGTAAGCTGTGCGGCAATAGCACCAATAGCTTCAGGGGAGAGTTCATTGAGTGCAACTGTCTTCTGGTCAGGATACTTGCCACCGACTACTGATGCACTACTAGATACGTCCTTGCACATGCCGATAGGACAGTTAAGACCGTCGCCTGACACGACACCGGTTTCCATGCCGACCCAAAGGGCTTCTGCCAGTATCTCACGGACATATCTATCCAGCCATGAGGCACCAAGGTCAAGCATATCGTTAGACACTGGAATCCATGCTGTGAGCTTCTTCAGCGCAACGTCAAAGGTCTTGAATGCACCTGAGATTTCCTTGTCGATAGCTGTGTTAAGATCTCCCCACTTAGCGGTCTGAACGCCCTGGTCATTTAACAACATCTTCGTAATTCCAGTGGTATCCTGGAAATAGATGAAGTTGAGCAGAGGGTGCTGCTGTGGGATCTCACCAAGAACTGACTCGATTATAGTGATTGGCATTGTCTTATCAACGTTTGCCAATGCCATCTTGGGGTCAGAGGACTTGCCCGCCTCAATGACGGCGTTATAGTAGTCTCTTTCTTCACTGGTCAGCATTCTCACACCTCTGGTGCTGAGTATCTGGCTGTCGACAGACTCAGCGGTGCTCTCCACCTGCTCCATTATGACATCTGAAATTAGATTGCCATACTTATCAAGGGCGGTTTCCATGCCCTTGTCATCACTATCTTTGATAGCGGCTGACAGTGAAGCAAGGATATCTGCTTTCTGCTCTTTGATTGCGTCAAGATTAATCATTCTTTTTTACCTCCATTTTCATAAACTTTTCAAAAGCCGACATAGCGGCATTTGTTTTTTCTTCTTCGGCTTTTTTTGCTGGCAAAGCCTGCTGTGCGGCGGACTTCTTATAAAGCTCAATGAGCTTGTCTACATTCTCCCTGTCGAGGGCGCTTGACATAGTGTACTGCTTTGTATCACTAAGCATTGTAGCCATATCAACGGGTTGCTCTGCGGTTGATATGCTATCGCAGAAGCCTTTCTCAAGACATTCTGCCGCTGTCAGCCAAGTACCCACCTTTACCATATCGCTTATTTCCTCACGGCTACACTTGCCGTTGCAACGCTCTGCATATGTAGTGATAGCGGTATCGGTCATCTTGTCAAGCTCAGCCGCCGCCGTTCTCATATCGTCAGCATTGCCCTCACAGTAGCAGGACGCCTGATGTATCATCATCATACTGTTGCTATACATGATGATCTCGTCTGCTGCCATAGCGATAACGCTTGCGATAGAGCATGCCCAGCCGTCTACATAGCAAGTAACTTTGGCTTTATGGCGCTTAAGGATATTTCCAATAGCAACGCCCTCTTTGATCTGACCTCCAAGAGAATTGATGTACAGGTTGATATGTTCACAATCTTTGTACTCATCAAGCTTGGCGGCGAAATACTTAGCGCCTGTCTTGCTCTCCTCAACTTTCCCCTTTTCCCAATCAATGGCAAGCCCTCCACGGACTTGTGAATATAGATATAGGTTAAGCTCTTTGGGCTTATCCGCTTCCATTTTGAATTCAAAATGATTAAAAATGCTATTCATTGCTGTTTCCACCTCCTTCGATTGTCTCGTAGTTCTTAGTTCTTGTGTGCTTATCGGCCCAGGCTTCTGGAATTCTTTCCTCACCTGTCTTCTCCCTCAACTCATTCGTTGAGTAGAAGCCACTTGCGATAAGCTTGTCAACTGCATTTGCCATTTCAAGCACGTCAAGGTGCTTAAGGTTATTGGTACAGACTTTGGCATAGCACCCACGCAGGACTTGCTCTTTGGTATAACGCTTTGCCGTTATCTCGTCTGATAACATCTTGGCGAAAGGATCAACGGCAGATGTCAATGTCATTGATAACGCTTCACTGATGTTCTCGACATTTCCCTTTACGATAGCCGGTGAAACGTTGAAAGCAATCGCCGCTTTTTCCAATGCGTCATTTAGCATAGAAATGTAGTCGGTTGCTTCTGACACTGTTCTCTTGGTTTCACCTGCTGTTTGAGGTGTATATTTAATGCCACCCCATAGCGGAAGAACGGCGTTCTTAGCGTCAAAATAGGTTTTGAAATAATTATTCATAAGAGTATCGAATTTCTTTTCAAAATCGTTCTGCCCCTGTGCCATTGGTGATATTTCGAGAATGCCTTTTTGACCACCGCTCTTAACATAGGCGTTTGAAGCCGTTTCCAAGAAACGATTATGTTCTTCTAACATTTCCGTAAGTATCTGTCTAACGCCACCATTGGAATATGTGAGATATAGGACATCTCCCATATCGAATGTTTTTTGAAACGTAAATGCGCCTCGTGCCACCTGAGAGAAACGGTTAGGATATAGCGCATACTCTTGCGTACTCCAAGAGTCGGCACAGATTATCTGCTGACCAGCGCTGACAACAAGGCTTTCACCACGCACGAGGGTCTTGCGGACAAGCTCGTTCTTGAATTGCACGGCGGTCTGATTGACATTAGGTTTGATATTGAACAAATACCATTCTTCGCCACGGAATGACTTGCCGTCACGATAGGTTTTTATCTCGCACTTTGAAACCAGTGCCGCAAGGATTTCAACAACAACTTGAACTGCGTATGCTTGAACGGCAATTCTCGTTTCGTCATTATACCCAACCGACCGGACACTTATCACTTCATCACTCTTAGCATTCATTATGCGTGATAACAGTGATCTCAGCCCCATTGCGTTACCTCCTCTCTGTTTTTGCTAGTATGTGAATACGTCCATAATATTCATATCCATAGGCATACTTGATATTTGCTCAGCAATTTTATTCTGCGCTGCTTTCGCAGCAACATATGCCTTGAAAGGGTCTGTCTTTCTGGACTTAGGCTCTATTTTTCCATACGTCATATTGCCTGCGGACGAAGTGCAGACCTTGGTGTTATTCATAGCCCAGCGGAAAAGGGGATTGTCTCCAACTGCAAGCTTATGATTCACCAGCTGACTTGTGATTACAGGCATTATCATCATTTCATTCGACGGACGAACAAGCATGATATTTCCGTAACCTTTTTCATCAGAAGCGTAGAGATTTTCTTTGAGTGCCCTCCTAAGCAGCGTATAGCGGTAGTTATCTATGCCAGTCATTGTGACATTGGCGTTAAGCTCCGCCGCTTTCTGTGCCACCCATATAACGGGTATCTCAGGCGGAATCTCTGGACCGTCAACGAATGACAGTAGCCCCGCCGCCTCCCACTCTTGCAGTGGCGCCTTAATTCTTGACAGATCTGCAGAAGCCTTGCACACCCAAGTATGTGTTAGCCACACATCAGTTCCGTCTACGTCAAAGAGCAAGCCTGCTGAAAGGAAGTCATCTGTCTTCATATAGTCAAAGCCTGCTGTGCATTGTCTGCCTTGAAGCTTCGGCAGATACGGCGTGATATCCTGATTAGTTGCCAGGATATTATCAAATGCGGTTATACCGCCCTCAGTCTGCTGTGGCAAACAGTTCATGCGTTTAACTGCAAAACTGATATTGCTTATCTTATCGTCCAGATAGTTTTGAAATTCCGTCTTCATCTCTTGGAGAAGATCAGGAAGGTACTGCAGTGAGGGGTTTGCCTTATACCACATTTCAGGCATTTCGACTTCTTCGGGACTATCCACCCGGGCTATGAACGGAAGCATACCATTGTCTTCAATCTCGCCGTTAAGAATTCTTATGCCTTTGGCTTTCTCTTTATCGAGAGGTCCTTCTCGAACGAAGCCGTCAGTACTCATGATAGTGCGGCGGGGTCTTGGTACTTTTCCGAGACCACCGACAGCAACATCAATGAGCTTGCTATTCTCATAGGCGTGTACCTCGTCATGATCTACCTTTCCCGGACGTGCGCCGTCGGCTGACCTCGGGCTTGATGTTCGGAATTTCAATTCAGACTTCGTTTTTAGATTTATTATCACTTCTTTGTTCCAGTAAAAGAACCGCTGCATTTTGTCACGATTGTCTTCCAGAACGTTATATACGTCTTTGAATGTGGTCTCTGCTTGATCTTCTGTTGTTGCAAAAATATCAATGTTGTAATGCTTGATGCCATTGGTAGGTGTGAGCAAGCAAAAGTCTTCAAATCCTAAGTATCCGTTTTTTCCTGTTCCTCGCCCAACATACAAAAATAGCACCGGCCAACGTAAGGAACCGCTTGCGGTATATGTGCAGTTGTGAAGTACAAATACGAATTTTTCCCAAGGAAAAAGGCCAAAAGGGAAATATTTTTCATAGCTGAAATACTTATCAGCTTGTTCAGCATCAATGTAGATATCTTCTGACAAGAACATGCGCTTGACGTAGTCAATAAGCTGATACTGCTCAACACAATACGGATACTTATGCTCCTCGACTAGGCTGATATAGTCAGCGAGATACGTGAGGTCAAGAGCTTCTTGCCCCTTACAGCTCTTCGTCATCGTCAAGGTTCTTGACCTTGTCAGTTGACAAACCCAAGTCTTTCAAAATTTGAAGTTTCTGCTTATTGTACATATACGCCTGCTTTACGGAGGGATTGTCTTTTTCATACTCTTTCCCTACCGCAGAAACCGCCATATAGGTCAGTCCTCTCTTACGAATATCAGCCTGCATTTTTCGTTCCTGCTTCTCGTAGAACATATAATCTGCGACAAGCGACTTGTAGAAATCGACAGAAGCTCCCATCTGGACAAGCTGTTCTGTCAACGAATTTTCAATCTCTGATAGACTAGGCTTTTTCACTCTTGCCAACTCCTTACATTTGATTTTTTTGAAAAAATTCTCTCACGTGCGTGCGAGGGCGGATTTGTCTTTTGTGCCTCCCGTTGTACAAGGCCGAAAAAATTTTTCGACCCTTGACCCCGGGGGGTATCGCCGCAAGGCGCTCACCACCGCTCCTCATTGACGAAGTTATCTGCACGTTCTTGCCAGCGCCGTTCTGGGTGCTGTGCTTCGTGGCAGTCGTGACACAATGCAAGCAGCTGCCTGTGCCGTTCACCATTATCGTCATAGTAATACCGACTGTATGCAAGCTGCGGAAATTGTTTAAGGTGCTTGACGTGATGAAGAATAGTTGCCCTCGTCACTTTACCCTTGCACTTGCATATCTGGCATTCATTGTGCTGCTCTGCGATAACGCTCTTGCTGAACTTCCGCCAATAGCGATCGTTATAGAACTTGTCAACTCGTCCTTCCTTGATTAGCTCTCTGATCTGACTCGTACTATACACGTTATCACCTCGCATATATAGCACAAGGACCACGTCATACAACGTGGCCCTTGCACCGACATAAACCTATGGAAAAACTATAACAACAACCCCGCATTATCATCATAGCACGCAGAGTGTGTTCGTGCGTGTTACAGCGTGTTTTTCTTACAGAACTTGCAATGCCTGCCCTTGCAGTAATCTTCTGAAGCATTGGCTTGCCTGGCTATCCACGCCCATGACGGCGGCTGCCAAGCTCCGTCCTTGCGTGGGACAAGATAACGCAGGCGAAAAATAATCCTGATGAATGCGTCATCAATGCCTGACACATATGCTTCAATCTCTGCTATCTCTGCTTTCAGGCTGCGATAATCGTCACTATCTTCACTTACCCACTTCAGCTCAGCCTTAAGTTGTCGATATGACAACAATCGCTTCTTAGTCATGATAATTCTCCTTGGACTTCTTAATGCTTTTCTGATCGAACGTCAATGTCAATTCTATCATATCACCCATTGCAATCATTTCATCGGCGTTGTCAATAAATGCTTGTAAAAGCATAGGTAGTTTCTTTGAATTATAAAGCTTGTAGTGCTTCATCACGTGCGAATGGCTATCGACATAGTTCTTCACGTCGATTAATGCTTTGATATATCCCTGTCTGTATGAGTCCATTAATTCTTCTCCTTTCCCTGCCTTGCAGATAATTCTCTTGATATTTTCGTCAAGATATCTTTCAACACAACACCATTTTTTTGAAGCGCATGGGCATGACGTGTCAGGTTATCGTCGATATATGCAACGTATAACTTACCACAGTGAGGGCAGTTATAGCACCATACGTCCCCCTCTATGCTTTGAAATCTCTCTTTGCGAACGCAGACTATGAATGCCTTATGGCAATCATCACATATCACGCTAAGCTCAGCTCCCTTAAGACTCATCATCTCACCCCCTATATGTTCAGCTTCGCTGTTCGGCGGTACATGAATAGCGATATGTAGAACGTGCCGTTATCCTCGTTCCAGAATGGTCGGCAATCAGCATAGTAATAGTCTTGATACATATTCTCGAACAGCGCCGGGTTATCACAGTTATATGCCATGCTCTGCACCGCACGTTTCGTCAGACGATAATCGTTATTCTGCGGCTGCGGCTTAACGCAGTTCGTTGACGCAACATAACGCTTGGCGTGCTTGCCGTTGTTTTGATCTGAAATCTTCTGCTTGCAGAAATACTTTGCAATTCCTGCACAGCCTGTCTGGTCAAACATCAATGGCAGGACCTTGTCAACATAGCCCTTGCCCCATATGGATGCTATCTCGTTGATAGTCAGACCACCTGTCATGATAACATGGAAGTGGATACGTCCAGACTTTGAGCCCTGCTCAATGGAATAAATATACTTCATTCTCGGTAAGCCTCTCTTGACTCTTGCTCTATTCACACGCTTGACAAAGTTAGCAAAGTCTTTCTTGGCACGCTCAAGGTCAGCAGGATTATTCTGCGGCGCATAGGTCAGCTCGAACTTATAGTCTTTGTCAGTGAAGTTTGCAGGGATAAGTCTTGCCAGAGCTCTTTCAGCATTGATCTGATTCAATCTCTCCTGCACCTTGCTTGTCGGCTTTCTTTTCTTCTTTCGACTAGAAGAACGTGGGCAGGCATAGACAGGATACATATTCACTTCCATGTAGTTTCCATAAATATACTTTTGCTCTCTGTATCTCATAAGGCTCATTGTCATTTCCTCCCACTGTCCGAGTTATTAAGACCCATTACAAGCCCTCATACCCGTGCTTACACACGGGCTGAACACTTGTTCTATACTATATATAATATATAGGGCTTCACTCTGTCATTGCCAATTGCTCATAATTTCTGCTCTTGTCTTTTTCTTCGCAATCCCTGTTGAATACTTCTTGTAACATATCGTGCATGGAATTAATGTCATTAAGAAGTTCTTGTGTTACAACGCCATGGGTTTCACACAGTACACCGAGTGTCAGTAAGCCTGCTTTGACGATTATCATATCATCAATGGAATAGTATGTAAGAATTTCATAATCATCTATTACTTCAAGAAATGCTTTCGGGCATATATGTACTTTTTCTGTGCCTGAGAATATCTGATATTCGCTTGGCCCGGCAACGAATGTTGAACGACGATCTATAATCTTGCCTGTTGTGCATGAAGCGATGTTCATAACAATGCTGCTTTCAATAGCAGGTGGCAGCTGCTTACATTTCCAATTCTCACGGTCACTTTCATTAATGTCAAAAAGCGTGAGTAACTGCTCGCTGGTATTCATGTTCGGCATGCCGTAAAGCGGATATATTGCACTTCCTGAGCCGATCCATAATGAATTATCATTTTCATTATAGAAGTAGGATATGGTCTTAGCCGCTTTACTGCATATTTTTTTCAGCTTAGATATTTTCATTTTCTCACTCCTTTATTAAGGTACTTCAAGATTGCTTCCTGCGCCTGCTCAAATCCTTTGCAGACAACTGCAAGATAGCCGTTGTCATTAAGCGTTTTCAGAAACTTCTGCTGAGTTTCCGAAACTCTTCCGCCGGTGGTTCGTTTCATTTCTATAAAAAGTCCGTTATAACCGCCACGTGCGACCGGCAGCATTATATCAGGAACTCCTGACTTAACGCCTTCTTCTTTGAGTTCTGCGGCGGTCCTATAATGGCGATATCCGCCGTTGGGTATGGCGAACATATTTTCAAGTTCGGGATACTTACCTGAGCTGAACATCGCCCATTTAAACAGCAACGCCTGCTCTATGTGTTCTGTTGGTATAGCCTTCTTATTCACTAAGGACACCGTCCATTCTAGCTCCGCAATTAGGACAGTATGGCGTTGCATCGCATTCATCATGCCCACACCAACCGCAGACCGAACATATAGGAATTTTTAATGTTATACGTTTTTTCATAATCATGATTTTCTTGTTGACATTTGTATTGTCAACGACAGTACAATCATGACCATTAGTGTATTCTTCTTTTATGCCAACCTTATTGGCTGGCACGAGTTTTGTTTTTTCGTGAAATTTCCAATATCCGTGCTTGACCTCCTGCACATCTGCAACTTCAAGAGTTGTGTCCAATTCTCCTTTAAAATAACACGGAACGCTTTTTATCGCCTCGTTTACCTTATCCATAATAAACTTTGATGTGCCATAGTTTCTAAAAATAACC